CCTGTAGTTAGTCCGAAAGTGGCAAGTGCTCCAGTAAACACAGAAGCAACGAACGTGATATCGGCTGAAGTATTTGACTTCTTGACCATAGGTAATTCAACATAGTTTAAAGTGATGATAAATCCTGACCAGATCACAACACCTAGACGCACCATTGCACCTAGTATTTGCATCTGCTCTTCATGGTCATCTATGTTTTCTTTGAGTTTTGTAAAGAGTCCCTTTTTTTCTTCCGGTTTTCTTTCCATTTTTTTATTTTATTATTTAAGAACTTCGTTATTCTTTCTTTGATATCTTGTATGATAGGAGTTGCTACAGTTGTAGCTGCTACCGCTGTAACAGCTGTTATTACTGTAGGAACTAAAACCTCAGTCGGAGGTAAAGGATATGGTGGGAAAGGAGGTGGTAAGGTAGGTTTGGGTGGTTCAGCTGTTTCTACAGGTTTCGTACCCTCTGGTTCTCTTAGATCACTAGGAGGTACAACTAAAGGTACATAACTAGGTACATCTGCCGTAGGCAAAGGTATAGATATAGTCTCTATAGTTTTTACTGGTGGTATGTTAATCACTAAGTTTTCATGATATAACATAGAGCATAGTAAGGTGATCTAGTATCAATAGTTACTGTATCAGAACCTGAGAATGAAAAGTCATGAGCGTGTTGTTTAGAAGCCTGAGATCCTACTACATCTAATCTTCTTAAACTACCACCACCACTAGTTTCAGCATTATAACCCGCAGTAGTACCATTTCCACTAATACTTACAGTATCTGTAACAGAAACAGCACCACCAGTATCAGCTACTGAGTAAGTACTACCAGCACCTACAACAAATCTATCTCTTAAATCTGGTGTATTATTCTGTCCATCACATATTACCCAACCAGTTCCTGTTCCACCTGAGGCAGTTGAACCGATTAAGTTTGAAGCACCGGACCATATGATAATACCACCAGATGGGATACCGGGTGGTATAGTTACTGTTTCAAATGTAGGATCAGCACCATTATTAGCTCGTAAGAACTTACCATCATTAGAAGGTGTACCATGTTCTAATTTAGCTAGTGTTACATTCTCATCTAAAATTTTAGTTGTAGTAACAGCATCAGTTTGTATAGCATTAGTGTCAACTGAGTCGTTAGCTAACTCACTAGCCCCTATAGCATTGTCTGGAATTTTATTATGATTTACCGCATCGTTTTTTATGCCTGCGGTACTTATTTGTGTTAATGTCATTGTTTATCCAATCATTGGATTATATGGATCTTCAAAGAGCCATGTATTTATTGTATATCTAAACCCGTTGGTGGGTGCATCAACATAGTGAGGATGAGTAAAGTATACAGGAAAAGCAAGTGCTTCTCCACGTTTTAAAGTTGTTGTATATTCTTGATATGGAAAATGAAATAAACCATTTTCAAAATCACTGTTTAATCCTAAGATTACACTTATAATTCTTAGTTTATGACGGTCACATATAGCGTTAGTATAAATATTATCTACATGCTTTTGTGTATTACCTGTTATTTTTCGTAGCTGATAACCTGAGTCTGAATGACAACCAAACCACTCATAAAGGTCTGCATAATTATCAGTAACTTTAAACATAGACTTTTTAACAGTGTTGTCTAAATATGAACCATTAGGTAATAATAACTGTCTACATTGTACATTTTCATAATCTTGACCATGATGACGATCAAGTGAGTCTTCAATATTATCTTCTAAATATTTTATTAATGCAGAGCATGTTTCATCGTCAATTATATTTGTAAATTTTTCAATACCTGTTTTCATGCTTCTACATTAAATGATAGTGATATTCTGTATTCGTCATGTTTTTCTTTAGCTGGTGCTACAAGATGAAACATATCTGGTCTAAATAAAACTAAATCTCCTTCTTTTAAATCAAGATTCAAATCCCAATCCATCATTGGATGTTTTGGAGTTAAGTTTGTATCAGAATAAAGTTGCATATAATCATTATTTAGATCAACAAACGAAACTGGTCTATCTTTTTCGTTTAGTTGTATATAGTAAATACCACATAAAATAATTCCACTACTTAAATGTCTATGAACTTCTTGGTGCATATTCCATGTATGAACATTATACCAAGCATCTAACTTATATTGAATAAAAGGATACTTAAAAAAACTTAGCCAACCATTAATAGCTCTCTGTAGTTCAACTTCAATGAGATTTAAACCCATCGCTTTTGTACACCATGTGTTACAATGTCTGTTCCACGGAGCTTTTTGATCTGACCCTTCTTCGTACTTCTTTATTATTTCTGGTACTATACGTTTTTTAAAATCTTTATGACCTTCTAATTCTTGAACCATAATAGGTTGAGAAAAAGGGGTGTGTAAGGTATGGTGCATTATCCTTGGACTGTTCCTCCTTGATTATTAAGTGTACTTGAAATTCCGGAAGCATGTAATCTAGCAGTTCCGGCAGCTCCGCCTTCACCACCAGCATAACCATTGGAGCTTCCGTTTTCACCAGCTTGACCATCGCTACCAGCTGTACCAAAAGTACCACCGTTACCACCGTTACCACCTTCGTTATATTGTCCGCCTCCGCCTGAACCGTTTGACAGACTTTGTTGATAACCAGCACCGTTTCCGCCGTTTCCACCAGTTCCACCAGCTCGCCAATTATTAAAGACACGCTTTCTAAAGCCGCCTCCGCCGCCTCCGCCGCCGCCTCCGCCAGCACGAAGTGTTCCACCAGACGGGACTTGAACAGTGACGTTATTTGATTCAATATATATTGCATGACCTCCAGCTTGACCATTTTGACCAGCTTCACCGTTACCACCAAACCAACCGGATGATCCTGCTCCACCTGATCCACCGTCTCCGCCATATCCTGTTACTGTACCAGCTACAACAATAGTTAAAGTACCTGACATTCCAGTAGGAACTCGTATAGCAGCTTGAGTAGTACCATTTCCAGTACCACCTACTTCTACACCACTTGCAATTGTATATTCTTTAGCAGTAGCTTGACCCCAGACAGTGCCAAATACAGAAGATAGATCTATATTAGTCTGACCAGCAGAACCACTTTCAGCAACAATGCTAGATGTACCATAAAAGTCTTTTAAAGATATTTCACCAGAACTAGGTACACCACTTGCTGCATCATAATATTCTTTTAAGCCATGGGGAGCAGTGCCCCCAAATTCACCATGTACGTCTGACATTTTTATTTCGCCAGAACTTTGTATAGCCATTACTTAGCCTCCAGTTCTTTGACTCTTGCTGATAACTCTTTAACTGATTCAATTAGAATAGAAGTTAGAGCGTGATAGTTGACTGATAAATGACTTTCATCATCATTCAAACCTTGTACTTCTTTTACTGCTTCGGGTAATACTTTTAGTACGTCTTGAGCAATCACACCAGCACTACTATTTCCATCACGTTTCCAGTCAAAAGTAACACCACGTAAAGCTTCTACCTTTTCAATAGGATTAGATACTATTTCAATATTTTCTTTTAATTTTTCATCAGAAGATATTGTAGTTGATTCAGCAATAACATCACCTTCTGCATGTAAATCACCGTTAGCTAATAATCTTAAATTGTTATAGCCACCCACATATACATCCATATGTGTGTCGCCAGTAAAAGAAACATAGTCATTAGCATCTAGACCAATATAACCTGATGCAGTTACATTGCCTGATGCAGTTACATTGCCTGTTACGTCAACACCAGTGTCTGTAGTTTCAAACTTTATAGAGTTATTATATCTTAAGAGACATCCTTGTGTTGGATTAAATTGAGCTAGAGTGGTGTTACTACCTTTAAAAATAAGTGGTCCGTTGTTATGTGCTTGAATATAATTTAATGAACCTGATCCCTCATGGAAAATACGAAACTCGTCACTATCACCTAATAGAATATTATTATCATCTCCTAAATCAACATTTCCTGTACCTGTAATATTACCAGTTACGTCAATACCAGCACCAACGTCTAGGTTGCCAGCTATATCTACTGTTCCAGTCGAATTTATTTGAAATCTAGTTGTATTACTATTAGTAATATCTACAATTTTTAAGCCACCAGTATTAAGTCGTATATCATAATCAGGATCATTGTCATTATCAGAAAAAATAATTTTAGGTGCGTCCCCAGATACAGTTAAGGTTCCAGAACCTAAAGTTCCTGTAGTAACTACGTTTTGAGATCCAAAGTCAGGAGAAATTTTTGTCCCTGCTATCGCTGCACTTGCGTTTACGTCAGCGTTCATTATATCTAAATTAGCTAACTTAGACTTAGCTATAGCTGCGTTTGTAGCAACCTTATCATTAGTCACCGCTCCTGACTGAAGTATATCAGTACTAACTGTATTGTTACTTGGTGTACCTATGTTAACAGTACTACCCATAACTACAGCAAAGTAATCTGTACCTGATGCTGGAGCTGAAGCGAGTGTTACTGTTGAACCTGATAATGTAAAAGCTGTACCGGGTTTCTGTACTACACCGTTTAAGGATAGTATAATCTGTTGTACATTAGTTGGTGCATTAGATAGAGTAAACTGTGTTCTACTACCATCAAATGCTTCACTAAATGTAGATATAAAAAAGTTACCTATAGACTGAGCTTCTTCCCATGCACTATTAATTCCATTATATACAAGAAGTTTTCCTGTGCTAGTATTAAAGAATAAATCACCACTATCAAGAGCACTTGTAGGGTTCGACGAACCAACTCTATATCTCGCGTTGAAATCATTTATGTCATCACTAAGTTGTTTAATATCATCTTCCTTACCAAGTATTTTATGGTAATTATATATCTGTCCTGATCCTGTAGAGCTGACCATCAAGCCAACACCAGCTACCAGAGTTTCACTATTTAGACTAGATGGAGCGTTGTTAATCGTAACAGTAGTTCCACCTACAGTTCTACCTGTAGTACTTGTACCTGATCCATTAAATACAACACCGCCTGCATCTGATATAGATATAACTACACCAGCACTAGGTTGTGTGTTTGGGAATGCAGTTTCTGTTGCTATAACTTCAAGACCACCTAAAGGTGCGAGTTGTGCTGCAACATAGTCTACCACAGCTCCGGATGTTGGAAACTTGGTATCATCATCAGTGATGGTAGTTTCCTTTGCCATACCATCAATCTGGTTGAGGTCGGCAATGTCAGCAGTTAGAGCTGTACTACCAGCAAGTTTAGATGCTGTGCCTTGTTGCATACCAGCTAGAGTTGTAAGCTCGCTATCTGCGGCTTGTTTACCATCTATCTGTGTTTGGATGTCACTAGTAACACCATCAACATAATTTATTTCAGCAGTTGTAGCTGTAACACCATCTAAAATATTTAATTCAGCAGTTGTAGAAGTAACGCCATCAAGAATATTTAATTCTGATGTTGATGCTAGAACTCCATCAAGTAAGTTTATTTCATCTTTATTAGCTGTAACTCCATCTAATATATTTATTTCATCTTTAGTAGCTGTAACTCCGTCTAAGATATTTATTTCATCTTTAGTAGCTGTTACTCCATCTAAGATATTTAATTCATCTTTAGTAGCTGTTACTCCATCTAATATGTTTAACTCTGCTGTTGTTACAGTTGCACCATCTAATATTGCTAGTTCTGTAGTTGTTAAATTATTAATTGTTCCAGTTGTTGCTATATTTTGTGAACCAAAATCTGGACTTATTTTAGTTCCAGCTATTGCCGCATTTCCAGCAATATTAGCATTTACAAGTGATCCATCTACTTTATCTGTTGTGACTGCATCATCAGCAATCATTCCAGTTTCAACAGACGTTGGTTGTATTGTAGTAACTCCAGTATTATTAATAGCAATATCACCAGTTACAGTAACTTCTGATGCTACATTACTACTGTTACCTACAAATATTTTAGCATCTGGTAATGTATCTACAATTACATTTCCAGATTCGTTAGGTAAGGTTATAGTTCTAGGAGCTGTAGGATCTGTTACTGTTAGTGTAGTTTCATTAGAATCGTCAGTAGCTCCTTCAAATGTTATGCTGGCATCTTCTCCCATATTGAGATTACCAACCATCGTACCACCCAGAGAGCTAAGATAACGACCATTAACTTCCTGTGTAACGTATAAGTTCTGTGTAAAGTTGTCGTTAAGATCTTCTGATTTTATAGCTGAACCAGCATAGAATGTAGCTGATAGGCTGTCAATACCTGTCTCTCTGAATATTTTGATTTTAGCTCCGTTAGCTGGAGCACTATTAAATTGTACTGTCGTTGCATTGGCTAATGTAAAAGCCGTTGTATCGACTGCATCTATAGACGCTTTAACGTCTGATGCCTTAAGATATGGAAATGTAAAAGAGTAATTGGTGGTGGAACCATTACCCGTATAAGAGTTTTGTGTGGCAGCCATGTGCTTTAGTTACCGTAATTAATTAATTGTCGTGTTTCTAAATCCCTCTCTCGTATGTTGGCGGCTTCGTCTACGTTACCTAGACCCATTTCTTGATTTGCAAGTTGAGCATTGATAATAGACTGTTCAATGTTAGGATTTTCGCTGAGGTATCTAGCCTCTGCAAGTTTTTGAGCTTCACGTATTATTGTGTTTAGCTCTTGATGTATAGGTAGTAATTCAGTTTTGAGCCTAATACTTTCGTCATCTCTGATTAAACTAGATCGTCTAAACTGACGTAAATCTTTAATCTCTTTCTGATACCTTTTACTCTTCATTAAGCGTTCAACTTGTTTAAATAATTGTTGTTCACCTATGTATTTGTTTATCTGTTCTCTATCTTCTGGAGCCCACTCATATGATCCAGATGTATCTTTCTTAAGCATACTTAAACCACTATAACGTATATCACGTAAAAAGACACGCCATGGTTCGTTTGTACCACTAACCTTGACAGGACTTAGTGAGTTTAATACACGTAGTATAGGATTATCAATATCATTAAGTGCATCACCAGTCCAGATATCAATCTGATTTGGTAATGTATTTCTAAACCCGGGTAATCTATTAGCTACAAACTCTGTAACTTCACCAGATAAATCTTTTTGTGCAGAATCTATAGCTTTAGCAAGTACACCTAATGATCCACTAGCTGGTATCCAAGATGTCTGACCAGCTCCTAGCTGTGCCCATGCACGTTCGTTACCATTCAATGCATCAAATAAAGGTTCGATCATAGTTAATGGTGACTCATTTAAAAATGTAGCACCAATAGTCCATGTTGCTTTAGACACAAAGTTTTCTAACATATGCTCATCCATGTCAGTTGCATAGTATGCAAGATCTCCCATGAGTGTAAGTATATGTTCTATACCGATAAGTCCTTTAAAACTATACCAGTTATTACCGATACGTATAGTCTTAGGTTCATAACCCATCTCGTCTCTTTCTTTGTTACGTCTAGATGCGTTGTAATGTCCGTTACCTCTAATGTTACCACCCATAGCATAACCATATAGTGTAGCTGCAAGTATACTACTAAACGCTTGTCTACCTACATATTCAGACTGTATCTGTTTAAAGATAGCATCTGCAAATGGTTCTTTACTTGCATCTATACCATGTTCTAAAAGTGCTGCTGCTACATCGTCTGCTGATTTAGCATATATAGTTTTAGCATATTTATTGATACCGGGTATTAGACTGATAGGTGTCCAAGATAACGCTGCTTTAACATAGTTAGATGCAGTACGTGGGAACGCTAGTAACTCTTTAAGTACAGGATATGCTGTAGTAGCTTGTGTAAGATAACTAGCAATACCATCATCTAGGTTAAGCTGTATTTCACCAGAGAATGATTTTAATACTTGATCTTTAACTAATCCGTTTTCGTCAAAGAAGTTTTTGTAATGCCTGTTTTCAGCTTCAAAGATTTTTTGCCAGTCTGCAAAACCATACTCACTAAACACATCTTCATATGCTTTTACACGTGAATAATAATGTGCGTTGTGTGTATTAGTAAATACATCAGGAAATACCATAGCTGTCATACCATAACGCAGACCCTTCATTTTAGACATCTGAGTTAAAGTAGCTGCTGTTTTAAGCTGATATGCTCTACCCCAGTTACCATCCTTCTCATATAACTTTGCAACATCTTCCATGATGTCCCAAGCCTTGTCTGTCTTAAATACATAATCTTTACGAAATGCACTTAACATAGCATTAGGATCTTGGTTAACTTTTTTCATCATTTGAAATGCGTCAGTTAATGCACGTCTGTTAGTTTCCCAGACAGCTCCATTATAATAGATAGTTCTAAGTACACCATCCATATCACCTTGTATAGCATGACCTAGTACAGCTGTGATAGGTCTAAGTATAAGTTGTGATCCGTTACCTATACCAGCTCTAAATGCTGATATACCAGACAACATATTGTTATATCTTACACCCCATGCACCCTTAGCAAACAAGTTCATGTTTTTAGGATCAGGACTTTTAAGTAGTCCAAGTGGTGTTATCTGATCTGCTGCCCATTTGTATAGTTTAGCAAGACTATCTACGTCACCATTCGTGTGTGCATATGCGTCAATTAATGGACGTAAAGCATCAGGATTAGTTTTACGTAGTTGTTTTAGTTCTGCTGTAAACTTTTTATTTTTAGCATGTATAGCATTCTCAGCACTATTAAATTCATCAAGTAATGTATCTATAGCTTTGTTAATATCACCGGGAGGCATTTGGTCAAACCAGTTTTTATTACGTAGTGACCAACCAGACAGGTATTTATTAAGAGCATACTCATCCATTAAAAATTCTAGCTTGTTAAGAATCAAATCCATAGCACGATTATCATCTATAAACGGAGCCATTTCAGTTATAGCTTGTGATATAGTAGCAGCTTCTCTACCTAATGTATCCATAGTTCTTGCAGAAGATACGGTTACATCTCGACCTAAGAATCTATCAACTAAATCTCTCATAGCAAAAGCAGCTGCTCTCGCTTGATCTTCGTTTATAACTTCTACTTTAAACTTACCCATCATCAAATTCTTGACGTCTCTATTTTGTAAGAATAATTCTTGTACGTCCTTTAATGATGTGTTAGGATCTATAATATCATTATATATACCCCATGCAGCTGTGTTCATATCTTTAGCACTAAATCTAATACCATCTACAATAGCATTAAATCTACCAGCGTCTCTAGCTTCTTCAGCTACACCCATCACAGCATCACGACTCGTAGAGCCTACCATAAGACCTTTACGTCTCATAGCGTCTGTAATTATAGGTGCTGGATCTCCTTGAGATGCACCACTTTTGATAGCTGTAGTATCAGCCATGTTACGTGCTACGTTACCGGGAGGTACACTTTGTCTTGCTTTTGCTGCATCATCAAGTATATCAGCATTTAAGTCAGGATCTAGTCCGTTAATATTAAGTTCTAACTGTTCAAAGTTATTAGCAGTTTTTCTTTCAATAGCTGCATTTGTTTCTACATCTTCTAGATACTCGTATCTGCGGTAATAGTCATCATAATTATTAACATTAGATAGTCCTTCTTCGAGTGCTATCTTTTCGTTAATAAGCTGTCTTTCCATACCTCTAGTTAGATTCTTATCTCCTAGTGATAGTAGTTCATCAATCTCAGCAATACGTATCAGTTTGTCAGGATCACCACCCATCTTGATGTTAAGCTGCTTATATCTTTGTGCAGGCTCATCTAATGGTTCCATCCAACCCATAGTTTTATGACCACCTTTCATGTCAAGAAATGCACCAATGACATTTCCAAAAATACTGAAGGGTGCGGATTCTAGCATATTCTTACGCTTTCTTACACCGGGGCTATCGCTTGTAGTAGTCTGAAATACCTGTGGTAAAGGTAATCTACCCTTTGGTCCAAACTGCTCAGGAAACATATCTACTAATGTGTCAGTTAAAGTATCATCTTCACCAACATCACTAAGACCTAAAATTGTAATGTCTCCTAATCCTTGTGCACCCATAGTAACACCTAGTTTTTTAAACCAAGGTTTACTAAATAACGCACCACCAGCCATCTTAGTATTAATCTGTCCTTGTATTTTACCACCAGCTAATATAGATGGTATAACAATAGAAGATATACGTCTGAGACCTTGGTGCATAGGGTTATCAAGCATAGTAGCTTTATCATACTTATCATCTACTTTGTCAAAGCCGGGTATCATTGTACCAGCTGCATCCATTACAAAGTCAGCTAGACCTAGCCCGGGTATAGATAAGGTTTGAAATACACTATCTAATCTTTTTATAGGATTATTAGCATTGATAGCAGATTCACGTTTACCAGCTCTCACTTGTTCAGTAGACATACCGAAGTATTTCTGATTAAACTTTTCTTGTAACTCGTCTCTTTTGTCTCCTTTTTCATTCCACCATTCATCATATTCATTCTGCATGGTAGCGTGATTGTCCTCCATAGATAAATCTACAGAGCTATTACCAAACTTGTACCCAAAAGGAGCAGGGTATACAGGTTTAGCTGGTTTTGTTTGTTCCTCTTCAACCATACGGCCGGGAACATATGTTTCATCTTCCATTAGTTCTGTAGTAATTCTCTATTTTTAGCGTTCAATAAAAATTTCCATGCTGGCATATCAAACTGTCTCTCAATAACATCAACACATACTTGTATAGTTTTTTGATCGTTAGTTAATCCGTTTGCAGCTGGTCCTAGTTGATGCTCACACCATTTATCAGCACCCCACTGCATGACTGCTTTCTTTGTTCTAGCATCAGCATCTACTGTATTCTTTAGAGTATTTATAAAGTCTTCTTTTAGAACACCCTTAAGTGTACTCTTTTTCATCAGTTGATTAAGTAATGGGTTAGAAGTTGTACCTGTTGATAATAAATTATATAGGTGAGTATTATTAATTGTAGGAGTATCAGATGCCATATCAGCAGCAACTAAGTCTACTAAACCGTTAACTCTAGACTGTCCTTTAGTACTACCTAATGTAGCATCTATTTCAAAACTAGATATGTTACCAAAGTTTTCTCCAGCAAATCTTGTAAATATAACTTTGTTACTTGCACCAGATTTACCTTGCTTCTGTTTAAATAAACCAGACCCACGGTATCCATCTTTATCAAAATTTACTAAGACTCCGTTAACGTATCCTAACTGTTTATCTATAGACTCCTTAGCACGGGCATATCTTTCTGCTACTGTGCCATTTTGATCTCTTGCAAATCTTGCTAGTAATTCAGATCTCATATATTCTGACATTGTAGATGCTGACGGACCAGCTGATTTATCTATAACTCCATCTTTTTCTACTTCTTCTATAGTAGCATTTGAAAGTTTTTTAATATGATCATCTAAGTCTTGAAACTCTACACCATGATATTGAGCAAGGCTGTTAAGATCATTATAAATAAATCCTATTTTTTGTTGCTCATCAGGTAAAGCTGCCCATGCGTGATATACTTCTCGCATATTGCCATTTTTATATTGTTGTACAATAGTAGAAGTTAAAGTGCTTTCATCTATGTATTGACTTTTAAACCCTAAGCTACCAGCAAATAATTCTCTAGCATATGAGTTACCATTTGTAGCTTCCCAGTCTTCCCAAAATAATTCTGGATTTTCTTTATAGAATCCATCATTCATTTTTTGTTGATACTGAAGTGCCTCAGATTGTTGTCTAGCTTTAGTTATAGTTGCTTGATTTTGTTCTTTCTTTCTAAATCTTTCAGCAAAATCATCAGCTATTTCTTGTTTTAGATATGGAAACTTACTAAATATACGTTGTTTCTTTCCGTCTTTAGTACCACCGGGTATGACATATCCGTCTGCATGTTCAGCTGTGACACCAAATACATGTTCTAAATAAGTCTGAAAATCATTATAGTTATCCATTTCAGACTTTGCCCATCCTACAATGTTAGCTCTTGTATTAGGTACGAGAGGATTAGCATAAGATCCATCTTTATTCTGTATAGGTCTAGCATTCGTACTTGTGATAGCATCTACGAATAAAGCATTCCTTCTATCGTAGTTTGTTTCTTTAGCATCTGTAAACTGCTTATCAGTTTGAAAGTCTGCACGTGTTATTTTTTCTGAACTTAAAGCTTTGATGTTTTCAGAAAAACCATTTATAATCTGTGTTTCACTTTCATACTCTCTACCTAATCTAAACTGTTGTTCTTTAGCAAAACCTTTTTTTCTAAATAGGTCAACTATTTCTATACCATTTTTAGATACAGGACTTATATTATACTGCTCTAGTATTTCATAAGCACGTATTTCATAAAGTCTTGCAACATTTTTTTCATTTATAGGTAGACCTGTTTCTTCAGCAAAATTTAAAAAATGTGTTTCTATACCTTCAATGTTTTGTTTAATATTTAAGGTAATTCCATCTTTTAAAACAGGGTTACGAGTTTTAAGTTTATCTGTTAAATAATTGTATTGAAGTTTATCTGCCGGAACTCCGCTTTTTAAGCCATCACTATATAATGTATATCGTTGTTGTGATACTGATAGTAAATCAGCTTCTTTTAAAAGTGAATGGTAATATTGAGAGACACCTTCAAGTTGTCCAGACTCGGACATTATGCTTAACTCTTTAACAGCATTTTCTGTATTGATATACTTTTCAATATTCCCTGCTGCTTCACCAAAGGTTTTAGCTAAGGAAGGTGTCAGCCTTGCCCAGACTGCTTCGAGTCTTCTATACTCTGCAATCTGATCTTTGGCTGACTTTTGATTTATATCGTTGTTACGCTTTAGAGCATTAGCTCTCATCTTTTCTGGTAACTCGACTTCTATCTCTCGAACTGTTTTTCTGTTTTGTTCTTCAACTTTAGCAACTCTATCTGATTCTTTTATAAATTGTTCAGCAACTCGATTTGCTTGTGTTCGTTGATTTTCTAGTTGGCTTGTAATGTTCTGGGATTGAATTTGCATGGCTCGTAAGCCGTCATCCAGAGGTTCATTCCTAAACCGACCACCAGAGGCGTACCTCTTGTAGTATTTTTGTGTACTCATTTTTTAATTCATTAGTGATCCAACAAAGTTTCCAGCAAAACCAGCAATACCTTGTATAGCTGAACCCCATACTTGAGCAGAAGCAGCGGATGGTGATATCATAGCTCCTTTGATAGGTTCTGGTCCAAAGTCGTAGTCCTCGAATACTCGTGGGAATATATACTCAGCAATTGGTGTTTCGATTGGTTGAACAGGCATAGGTATTTCACCCGGATCTAACATCTGTTTAGCGTAAGCATTTAGATCTGATACAGCCCGTGATACTCCAATAGCACGTATTGCTTGGTTAGATGCAACCGTAGCATTATCTAATGATAAGCCTAATAAATCTAATTTTTTAGCAGACCGTAAGGTTGCTACACTTTTTAGTTTATCTCTAGACCTACCTGTTTGACCTAATGCTCTGATAGCTCCTTCAGCTTCTAAAGCTTCTATCATTACATCTTGTCTTTCATATCTATTTTGTGTTTCTATCTCCTGTAGCTTTCGCCTCTCGTCCATACGAGCTGCTTTTTCTTGTGCAGCATTTATGCTAATCTGATTATCAAAGATATCTTCAGATTTAGCATACATTCTTTCATTCAGATCTTGCTGCTGATTTCGTATTTGTAAGTTATAATTATAATTTTGTAAATTAGTTGCATCTTTGTAAGCAGCTAATCTTGCTTCATTATCAGCTTTAAGTTGTATTTCTTGTACGGCATAGTCTCGCTTTGCAATAGCAGCTTGTTTCTGCATTTCCCAAGCTTGAACATCATATTTATATTGTGCTTCTGTTGCTGCGTTTTGTGTCTTTGCTATTTTCTTTCCAGCTTGGCTTTGCTTATGAGCTCCGTATAAACCAACTCCAAGTCCTATTAGTGCTGGTAACATTATGTCCTCCTGTAAAATCTAGGTGAGTATATTCCTTCCCACATCATAGAGTTAACGGAGACAGGGAATGGTGAGTCATTAAATAATCGTAGTGTAAAATTATCTGTTTTCTGGTGTATAGGTAATGTAAATAAAGTCTGATCTTTGATAGGTATATCGTTAGCTAAGTAATCATCAGCTGTAACTACTGGATTTAAACTATACCATTCATCAAGATATATAAGTATTTTAACACCACTAGCTGGTGCACTATTAAATGTAATCTTAGGTACAGTGCCACTTGTAGTATCGAGAGTAAATGCTGTAGTAACAACATTATCTAACTTAACTTTAATTTGATCATCATCTACATAACTTAAATCATCATCTACCCAGTTATATACTGTAGTAGATCCGTCGCCTGTATACTCACGTTTACCTTGTCGTATACCTTTAGACTTTAATTTAAAGCCCATAACTCCTGATAGACCTACGGCAAACTTCATACGAGCTATTGTAAGGTTGGCAGTAAAATCACTTCGCCTCATTTCCTCATCTACTCTGTAATATGTCCTAGGTAATATAACATCAAAGTCATATTTATATCCTACTATAACATCACTAGCAATACTTGACAAGTCTTTAAATGGAACTTTAAAAAATGTACCATCACTGTCTGATCCTATTTCTGGTGTAATAGTAAAACCTGATTCGATAAACTGACCTGTTGCTGTAGTACCTTTGATGATTAAAACAGGTGTTAAATTTGTTGCATTAGCATAAGGTATATAGCATTTAGAAAACTCATTAGTAGAGTCAAATACTACTTTTTTATTACCAGATCCTGTTACACCGTTATCAGCTTGTGCATATAAATCTATACATGGGTTTAGTCTCTGCCCATCATTGTTAACAATAATAGCATCTTCTGGACTTTGACTAAGGCTAGCTTTGCTGAGTGTAAACTGTCCACCTTGTTTTGTTACAGTAAATAGTTCATCAGAATCTGATGCTATAGTTTGTACAGTACCGGGTGCTTCCCAGTTAAACCATGTTTGTAATAATATTTCTTTACCTTCAGCATACTGTCTAAATAAATATATGTATCTACTAGACTGTCCTGAGAATGCAATGAATTGGTTCTGTGCACTAGCTATCATAGTATCTACGTTGGAGGGTATCCATTCGTTTACTACTTTTCCTATGTCAGCTACCTGTGGGTTTTCATTTTCTCCACGTGTGACCATAGCGAAGACTCTAGTATAACTAGGTGTCTTACTAATAAAGTTGATTGTAGTACCAGTATCAACAGGGTCAATAACCGTATCCATTTCATAGTTAGCTATTGTACGTATAACTGTCTTAGATGGTGTTAATATACCATCAGTAGATCCCATCAAAAATTGTTGATTCGCACTAAATAGCACAAGACCTTGAGTAGACGGTAGTACACTATGAAGTGCAACCGGCTTAATTGTACTAGCACTAAGATCAATAGGGTCTGCATCTGTTATAGTCTGTGCAGATGTATGATAAAAATTAAAGAACTGAGCTGACTGGCTCATAGATACAGTATCACCAGATAAAAAACCTAGCCTGTTGTTGTGAAAGAATGACTGAGTTATTTTACCACCTACAAATGATGGGTGATCGTTAGTGTCATCATCTCCTACAGCTCTTGCAGTATAAGTAATACGCTCAAATACAAAATTATTTACAGAAGTATTTCTTAACTGATGAGGCATAGTTGAATTATCTAGACCTGTAGATGTGTCAGGAGCTAAAGTTTCTTCATAAAAACCCGGACCTGATACACCATCCTCAGCTACATACTTTAGATAAAATGCTGATGTTAAAGCACCGCTGTTAATAATTTTAATTACATGGTTATGTGTTGTCTCACTAGGTAGTTCTTCTAATGTAGCAACTTGATCTTGAAATACATTTAGTTGGTTATTAAAAACTCCGGCTGTACCTGTCAGTGTAAACGAAGCACCTGTACGAACTAAACGTAGACTATCTTTGAGTTTAGTTACTGTTAAGTTAGAAATATTTAAACCATCTATTCTACTTTTAAGTTCGGTTAAAACCTGATCGTATGTTGTAGTAGCACCTGATGTATATGCTGAAATAGCTTGACCAGCTACACTTACATTATATGTAGTTTCAACTGATGTTCCTGTAATTTTAATTGTACCTTGTCTATTAGCATTAAATGTAGGGTCAGCTATCTTATTAGCTGTTACAGTTTTGTTTGTAATTATAGACTTGTCTTGGATAGTAAGTATATCATAGTCTGTACGTGCTCCTGTAAGGTATGCCTGTGCCCCTGTACCGTACGTTACAGTAGCTGGAGCAAAGGTTACAGCGTTCCATATAGCAATGGCTCCCTGAGACTGTCCAGAGGGCACTGGTGTAATACAACCTATATATTTTTCTGTATCGGTTCTAGATATAAAGAACCATTTTGAGTTATCATATGTAGTGCCAGTACCTAGATTTCCTAACCACTGAAACCCCGGTCTTTTTGTAAGACCAAAGGTTGGATCAGGGTAGCCGTTGACGCACTCCTCGACTTGACCGGGGAGTTTTTTATCATCAGATTGTCTAGATACTCCACCAAGATAATCATCAACTCGTTGAGTAACTGCTGGCATTATCGTTGTAAAGCGTGAAATGGTTGGTAACTTTGATAGTAGTTTTGTGATCCTTGTGGATGACCAAACATAGTAAACTGTCCTTGAGATGTTTCATACTCCATAGCCAGTGCTCTAGATTGAATCTCTTGTTGTTGTAGACGTGCATACTGAGCATCATCTCCTACTATTCTACCAGATACTATAGTTGCAGCTCTGGCTGTTATGTAATTTTGTATTGGTTCTGGTAAGTCTATGTAATCAAACTCCCATATAATATCACATTCTATCGGGCTATATTCCCATTTAAACGTGTGGTTCTGTCTATCATATAGTTTACCAGCTCTTCTAATTCCATCATAAGTTGTATTCTGTCCATTCTCTGTTAACTTAATCTGAATCATATTATTAGGAATAACGATTTCTTTATCGTCATTGGTAGACATTTCGTAGTGATACTCCTTGTTAAAAGTCCATCCTTCAGATTGTACCTCTCGTGACACCTGTAATAGGGTAGCATAGGCAATCGCAACTTCCGGGTTGGTTTGGTCTAGTGTAGTTACAGGAGCCTGACCACAGGATGTAAGTATTTGGTTGATAGCTGGCAACTCTTGTGTTGCATTTGTGGTTGGAAAAGGCATAATAAAAAAGGGGAGCCGAAGCTCCCGTATAAAAAATAATAAATCTACTATGAAGTAGTTACGTTATCTGGATATTGATCTCCAAATGCAGCAGGCTTAGTTGTTGTTCCAGCGAACAATTCAACAGCAGCAGCTGGGTTTAAGAAATCTGCACCCATAGCTAGACGTCCAAGTATCACATCACCTTGGTATACCACTGACACATCTCCTGAAGTTACCTGAACTTGTGGTCCGATAGCTTCTACAACACCAGCGGCTTCCTTCTGGAAGATTAATCCGCAAGAGTTAGCGAAGTCTGTGCTGTTACCGTAGTTGTTGTTGATACCAGTAACAGAAGCTCTAGCGTCTTCTGTAGCTTCAGCAACGAAGTCACCTGTGTTACCGGGGTCAATAGTTGCAAGGTCAGTACCAGCAGAAGCACCTGATGAAGGAGCATACTTAGTACCATACTTACTGAAGAATGGAATGTTCATTGATTTGTAGATCTTGATGCCTGCAATTTCAATGATACCTTGTCCAGACTGTAAGGCTGTACCTTGAACATCTCTGTTTACAAGACCGTTAGAACCTACAGCTTGTATAAGTTCGTAATACTGTCTTGGGTTCAACACAGCAACTCTGCCATCAGAGCTTACGCCTTTCTCGTCGAGAGCAGCAGCAGCGTCATAGAAAGCTGATATTAGGTGTGTTGAGTTGTATGCGTCATCCGCATCAGAACCAGCTCCAACTTGGATCTGTGTTCCACCGGGTTCTTTGAAGTTGTTCTTTGTGATTGGAGAAGCTAGTCTAGCACCTTTAGCGATAGCTCTAAAGATTAGTCTATCGTACTTCTGTGCAAGAGCGTATCCGATCTTCTTAGAAATTTCACCACGTAATTCGTAGTGTGCTAGTGTTTCATCTAGCTCATATACAAAAGCCGAGCTTATTAATAGGTCGTCAATTGTTATAGTTTTTTCAGCTACTGGAGGTGCACCATCTGTGTTACCTAGTATGCTGTTGCCGGGTGTATGGTACTCGGCTGTTGTGTGTCCAGTGTAGATGAACTGAAGACTCTTACCGTTTGTAAGTGTTCTCTTCATTACAAGGTCTCTAGCAATTGCGTTGTGCTGGAAGCCTTTGAACATCTCTCCGCTGAACAGCTTTAAATAAAGGGCACGGGCGTCGCCTGTGCTATTCGATTGACCGGGGCGTGTAAGA